AGTATCTTTCGATTCCATTGCCATCAATAATGTTTTCTCTTCTTTTACAAGAAAAGGCCTGTAACTGACTTTCTCACCAGAAGATGGTATTGTCAATTCATATGTTGGTGTGCTTACCTTTGGTAAAGCCATAATATTCTCCTATAATAATTATCATTTAACTTGAAATTGAGGATTCTAAATCAAGTATGTCCCACTTCCGCGAGATGTCTATCCGTTCCTTTTTCATGCCATTGTTTGTATCGTATCGATATTTCAAAATTTCCTAAGTCTGTATTTTCCCAGCCTAGAGCATATGGACTTATTCTTTCCGGCCATGCTTCAGTCAAAACTACAGAATATCTTGCATTACTTGAATTCACTTCAGTTGTCGTTTCATCATAGTGCGAGATTTCTACTTGTCCTATCATGCTTTTATAATATCTCATATTTTTACTACCAGGATTCTGGATGTGATCTAACCATTCATCCCAAAATTTTCTGGTACTCCAGTCAGCAGGATTTAACATTGTTAACAAGATAGGATCATATGTAGTTTCATATGGTACAGTTTTGTTTATGCCATATATTCTTTGTTCAGTTGTTGTAAAGGATTTTCCTGGCATCATTGCTGTAAGAGCGAGAAAATCAATTTTTCCAGAAGGAACACTATTAAACAATGAACGTGGTGGAGTAATAGAAACAGAGTATTTCCATCTCCGTCCGAGGCCTCCCATTTCCTCGGCCTTACTCATAAATTCACCTGGTAAAAATCCTGTTGCCATAGTTAGTTTCCTATTGTCTTATTGAGCTGTAAATTTCTTTGCTTTCTGCCCAAACTGCTTTCTTACTCTTTTTCTTAAAGTTTTCAACTGGAAGAAAAATAGAAGGACCCCATTCATCGGGCAGAACAGGAATAAATTGAGTTTTCATTCGTGTAGTAAGATATCTTTTCAAGCAAGGTTTAGCTCTTTTAAATTTTGTAAATCCTCGTAACATATCATACGTTAACATTATTCTAGTAGTTTCTTTTAAAGATTTATCGTTTGCAAATACTTTAATTTCATCTAATAAATGTGCCCTATCTTTTGGAGATAGATAATGGAAATTAATTCCAAGAAAACCATCACCATATCTTTCAACAGGTAAAACTAAAGGAAACATATCATAGTATGGTAAAGTTGCTTTGTGTTTGGGATTATATACAAAAAAATACATTCTCCCTAACCACATTCTTCCTGTTAAGGTTCCTGCAGCAGCCGCTTCAGTAACTACTGTTTGAAATACATTTTCTCTTGCAAGTGCTGCTTTTGCTCTTTCTACAATAGAACGAAACCAAGTTGCGGCCATACGTGTTCTTGCCGCTATATCACCGGTTGTTATTGCAGTTTTTAAACTTTGTAGATAAGATTCTTCGGCCATAATATAACTATTTAGTATTACTAAGAGTATCTTCAGTCATGATTTGCCATTGTAATCCTTTGTTTTCACAAAATTCTTTCGCGGCTTTCCACTTAGCTTCGTTAATCACAAAAGTTTTTACTTCTCGCAAGTATCTTCTCCTATGTTTCGGATTTTCTTTGGGGGGTTTGGTCTGTTTTTTTGGTTTGATTTCAATTATAGATTCTCCTTTTGAAGTTTTAACCCAAAAGTCAGGATAATATCTGTGCCATTTATTATCAATAGGAGATTTATATGGAATGATAATTTCTTCACTATTCCATTGGAGCACTCCAGGTTGTCGGTCTAAGTATTTCATGAAGTCTAATTCCCAACCAGATCGATAAATTATATTGCTGGGGTTTCCTTTATACTTTTCTCTGTTTTGTGGCCTAAATTTTCCTTTGTATCTCATATAAATATATAGAACTCCAATAGAATTAACTTTATAGGAATGGTTAGTAATGAAAATTTACACAGAAATTATATGGTCATGGGATGATGATAAAGGAGAGTTAGTACAAGAATCCGAAAAATCTTACGATTATGATGGACCATTAACTTTGGCCCATGAGAGGCAGAGGACTCAGTATTTGGAATATCCGCCCTCTATCGGACAATCTCTCAGACATTGGGTAACTTTTGAGGCTTTCGATTTTAGAGAACATTTCCAAACTCTTGATGTTGCGTTATATATTCCACCAGACGCTTTAGCTACTTCATATAAGTCAGATTACGAGGCTGGTGCATTGGGACAAGTATTGGGAAGAATGGTAGAAGGTATTAAAGAAAGTGGTGGATCTCTTGAAAAATTACGGGCGGATACGGCGTCTAAAATTACTGCTTCCTCAGGTATAATAGCAGATACTGTGCTACAAGCTACAACACCCGCAAATGTAAAAACTGCATTGCAAGTAACGAGAGGTGCAGTAGCCAATCCCTATATTGTTGCCGCATATAAAGGTCCAACACAAATGCGTGAACATAAATTTTCTTTTAAAATGATGCCAGAAGATGCAAGCGAATCTAGAAAATGTGTTGAAATCGCAACTGCATTTAAAGAATCTATGTTGCCCGAACATGCGGGGGGAGATAATTCAAGCTCTCCTACAGGATTGTTTGGATATCCAGATGAATTTGAAATCTCTTTTACTGTTAATGGTAATAAATTACCAAGAAATAATAGTAATCCAATGTTTAATATAGGAAGATCTGTATTAACGAATTGTGAATTGTCATATACTACTCAAGATACTGTTTTATTTTTTGAAGGTACACAATTTCCAGTAACCATAAACATGGCCCTTACATTTATGGAAATAGAAATAATGTATCGAAGTAAAATACACAATAAAGGTCTTTAAAATAAAAAGAGAGGTTAATCATGTCTGAATTTTTTGTACATTATCCACAAATTAGTTACGATATTTCTGGCACAAAGCCTGCCAAGGTTAAAACTGTTATTAATCTTATGGAACGTGCTAAAATAAAGAATATTGTTTTAGATGATATTATTCGATATTTTCCTTATTCAATAAAAGAAAATCAACGGCCTGATCATGTATCAGATGAGGTCTATGGTGATGTTAAATATACATGGTTGATATTTTTGATTAATGATATAACAGATCCAATTTATGACTGGCCTTTGGGAACTAGAGAATTTGGTTCTTATATTAAAGACAAGTACGGAACATTACTTATCGCAAAAAATACTATACATCATTATGAACAAATTCTTAGAACAAGAGTAGAGGCAACAGGAACAACAGATGCGATTCCCGAAGCCAGAATTGAAATTGATGAGACAACATATGATACTCTTGGAGCAGCTGCAAGAAATATTAAGTATTGTTATAACTGGGAAGTAGATAGGAATGAAGCCAAACGAGATATTAAATTAATTGATAGACTTTATGTTTCAGACATACTTTCTGAACATGCGGAGAAATTAGAATAATGCCACCAAAAGATACCTTTGGTACAGTTCTTGATAGGCGTAAAGCTGGTCAGGGTGTTAAAACAGAAGCCGCCGATCATGGAACGAAAAACCCAAATCTAAAAAATCCAGATAAATCTAAACTTCCTACATTTCCGGGAGATTTTGAACTTCTGAAGCTTACCCTCACTTCTCCCAATAGGGCAATAGGAGGATATATTGATTTAAAGGGAGCATGGTCAAATCTTAATATTTATGAGGATGTTTTTGCGAACTGTCTTACAGGAAATATACAAATTACAGATGCCATTGGATTGATGGAAACCGTTCCAATTATTGGTGAAGAAACTATTCATGTGCATATAAGAACAAGAGGATTTAAAAGAGAAAGGGGCAACAGCACAACTATTATTCCAGGTCCCTTTAAAGGGAGTGAAAGTGAGGGGATTATAAATTTAAAGTTTCGTGTAATTAAATTAGAAGACTTGACTAAACTCAATGATGGTATGGTCCGTTATACATTACACTTTATTTCTGAAGAATATATTATCAATTTAAAATCAAAAGTCATGAAATCTTCTCTTGATCCCAGCTCATTTGAGCCGCGAAGAATATCTGTTATCGTTAAGTCTCTTTATACACAATTTTTTAAGAGAGGTAGAATTGCTAAAAAAATATTTATTGAACCTACCAAAAACCCCTCAAGTTTAGTTATACCAAATTATCCTCCATTTAAGGCATTTAATTTTCTGGCATCAAGAGCAGTGTCTGCTGGTGATCATGCTGTAGGTTCTAATTTTCTTTTTTATGAAACTGTAAAAGGATTCTTTTTTATTTCTTTGGAAACCCTTATGGCCGGTGGGGGTACAGGATATAGTACGGTTGCGGGAGCCGAGGGATCACCTTCAGAATTAGTATATACTGTTCCTGAACAACCAGTTAAAGAAACGTATGTAGTTCAACCCAAACGATTAAAAGTAAAAGATGTTGATGTTATAAATGTGGCCATTGAAATGACCGCAGTAGATGAATATAAATTCTCTTCAAATTTTGATGTTTTACAAAACCTAACAAAAGGTATGTATTCTAATCGATTACTTACACATGATCTTGTCAGAATGAAATATGACACGGTAGATTTCAATATTCATGATCCAGTAAATTTAGAAGAAACGGTAACTAAAGACGAGAAGACTGGGGGTACTGAAGTGTTGAGTGTAAAGAAAATGTCTGCAGAGGCCAAGAATTTTTCTGACAATTTTACCCATTTAGGAAAAGGAAAATTATGTAGTGAAAATCAATTTGCTATGGGATCACCAGAATCTGTCATATCTTTTTATCCTACTAATTTTGGACACGATGTTAGATTCAAAGAAGATCTTGGTCCACAAGGAGTAAAGGGAACAGATAAAGGCCAATTAAATATTATTCCAAATAGAGTAGAACAATGGATGCAATCGAGAATGGTTCAAAGTCAACAACTTAATAATATTAAATTAAATATTAGAGCCCCTGGAATGTCTACTAGAACAGTTGGTGATTTGATTGAATTTAAAATGCCAACACAAGATTTAACAGATCGTGATGGAGAAACCACATCTGCACATCATAAGTATTTAAGTGGTTATTATTTAATTACCAAGTTGCGTCATCATTTTACTAAAGAGAAATACGAAATAGAATTTGAAGCAATAAAAGATTCGTTGAAGGTTTCTGCTAGTGCTGAAGTAGCAGAAGCGGATGCGCCTCGAACAGCAACACATACTCATTAAGCATAATTAAGGAAATATTATGGCATATTTTATGGGAAAAGAAGGATTTGTTTGGTGGCAAGGAGTTGTCGAAGACCGCCATGATCCTCTTTATCTTGGAAGATGTAAGGTTAGAATATTGGGTTGGCATTCAGAAGACAAGAATGATATGCCTACCATTTCTCTTCCTTGGGCATATCCTGTTGCTCCGATTACTTCTGCTAGTCAAACAGGAGTTGGTTCTTCTCCTCTTGGGCCAGTAGAAGGAACTTGGGTTGTTGGATTTTATCGTGATGGTGAGGCAGGACAAGAACCAATGTTCTTTGGAACACTTGGTGGTATACCAGAATTAGATGCAAAGGGAATTAATAATGATGAAACTGCAACAGGAGGCCAGGGATTTCTTGATCCAAGACTAGATATTGGTGATCAAAAACCAGGAACTGTAATTGGACATCCTTTGTTTGAGGATGAAATAGGACCGAGAAGTTTACTTTATAATGAACTTACAGATATGGTGCCTAGAGAACCGGCGAGCATCATTCATAATGCTAGGCCAAGTCCTTCTGAAGATGCACAAA